ATGAAAACGGAGTCCGGAAAAAAACGGGAGCGGCGGATGAACACGCTGATGCGGCGCATGGAGCGCCTGGCAGGCGGCAGAGTCAACGACGCCGTCAAGCTGGCCTTCCTGGACGGCGAGCGGGTGGACGAGATCGACAACCTGGACCTCTCCGCCCTCACCGAGTTCAAGCGCAGCGGAAACGGAACCGTGGAGATCAAACTCATGGACCGGGTGGCGGTGCTGGAGAAAATCGCCGCCATGCTGGAACGGGGAGAGGAGGACGAGGCAGACGCTTTCCTCCGGGCGCTGGAGCGCTCCGGCGATGAGAGCACCGGAATGGAATCTGTGCCCGGGAGGAGCGAGTGAGTGCGCAGCTGGGTGTTTTCCGAAAAACAGCGGACTGTGCTGCGGTGGTGGTGCGGTCCGGAACGGCAACATGAGGCCATCATCTGCGACGGCGCCGTCCGCAGCGGCAAGACCTTCTGCATGGGACTGTCCTTTGTGTGCTGGGCCATGGCCAGATTCCAGAACACCGCCTTCGGACTGTGCGGCAAGACCACCGTGTCCCTCCGGCGCAATCTGGTGAGAGGTCTCATTCCCGTGCTGGAAGAACTGGGGTTCCGGTGCGAGGAAAAGGTGTCCCGCAATCTCCTCACCGTCCGGCGGGGTGGACAGGAGAACACCTTCTACCTCTTCGGCGGCAGGGATGAGGGCAGCGCCGCCCTCATTCAGGGCGTGACCCTGGCCGGGGTGCTGCTGGATGAGGTGGCCCTCATGCCCCGGTCCTTCGTGGAGCAGGCCTGCGCCCGGTGCTCCGTGGCAGGGAGCAGGCTGTGGTTCAACTGCAACCCCGAAGGCCCTGAGCACTGGTTCTATAAAGAGTGGATCCAGAAGGCGGAGGAGCGCAGGGCCCTGTACCTCCACTTCACCATGGAGGACAACCCGGGGCTCAGGCCGGAGGTAAAGGCACGTTACGGACGGATGTTCAGCGGAGCCTTCTACCGCAGGTTCGTGCTGGGGGAGTGGGTGGCCGCTGAGGGCAGGGTCTACGACTTCTTCGACGAGAGCTACCTTGAGGAACCGCCCGACGGCCTGAGCAGGTGGTGCATCTCCTGCGACTACGGCACCGTCAACCCCGCCTCCTTCGGGCTGTGGGGGTGGAAGGATGGCATCTGGTACCGGGTGAAGGAGTTCTACTACAACTCCAGAGAGACAAAACGGCAGAAAACCGATGGAGAGTATGCCCAGGATTTGAGAGAACTGGCCGGAGGGCGGGATATTTGGATGGTGGTGGTGGACCCGTCGGCAGCCAGCTTTATTGAGGTTCTGCGGAGAGAGGGCTGGCGGGTGTTGAAGGCGGAGAATGATGTGCTCTCCGGCATCCGCACCACCGCCGGGCTGCTGCGGGAGAAAAAGCTGGTGATCTGTCGGGGGTGTGACGACGCCCTGCGGGAGTTTCAGCTCTACTGCTGGGCGGACAGAGGCGGACAGGACCGGGTGCGCAAGGAACACGACCACGCCATGGACGAGATCCGCTACTTTGCGGCCACGGTGGCCGCAGGCAGAGAGCCGCCCTACCTGGGCGCGGCCTATGTGGAGCGGACAAGATTTTAGGAGACGGGAGGGCTCGGATGGGATTCTGGGAGAAGAAAAAGAGTGAGGCACCCGCAGGGGTGGCCGTCCAGCTGCGGGACGGCGGACGACACCCCTTCGGTGTGCTGGACGGGTATGTGCCCCTGAGAAACGGGGAGATCGCCCTGTACCGCAGCATCCGGGAGGCAGTGCCCATTGTGGACGCCGCCATCCTGAAGCTGATTCGTCTCTCCGGCGGACCGGTGGTGCAGTGCGGCAATCAGCGGGCGCAGGGGGAGATGGAACACTTCCTGAGAACGGTGAGCACCGGGCGGTGCCAGCGGGGGATTCAGTCCTTCCTGGACTGCTATCTGGACTCCATGCTCACCTGTGGGAGAGCGGTGGGGGAGATCGTGCTCAACGGCAGGCGGGACGGCATCGCCGCGGTGCTCTGCGGCAACGTGGCCGACGTGGAAATCAAAGAGGGGGAGACGCCCCTGGACATCACGCTGTGCACAAGGGGGAGAGACGGCGTGCTGGAGGCTCTGCCCTGTCAGGAGCTGCTGCTCTTCACCCCCTTCCAGCCCGAGACCGACAGCCCCTACGGCGTGTCTCTGCTGCGGTCCATGCCCTTCCTCACCGAAATTCTGCTGAAAATCTATCAGGCAGAGGGCATGAACTGGGAGCGGATGGGCAACGTCCGCTTCGCCGTGGTCTACAAGCCCGGCGAGGACGCCATGGACCGGGCTTACGCCGCCGAGCGCAGCCAGCAGATTGCACGGGAGTGGTCCGCCGCCATGCAGGCGGGAAAAAACGGCAGCGTGCGGGACTTCGTGGCCGTGGGAGACGTGGACATCAAGGTTATCGGCGCGGACAACCAGATTCTGGACAGCCAGGTGCCTGTGCGGCAGATTCTGGAGCAGCTCATCGCCAGGACCGGCATCCCGCCCTTTATGCTGGGCCTGTCCTGGTCCTCCACCGAGCGGATGAGCGCCCAGCAGGCCGACATGATGACCAGCGAGCTTACCGCCATCCGACGGGGGCTGGAGCCGGTGGTGGAGCGGATCTGCGAACTGTGGCTGGAGCTGAAGGGATATGGCGGCGGGGTGACCGTGGACTGGGAGGACATCAACCTCCAGGACCTGGTGGAGGAGGCCAGAGCGGAGCTCTACCGGGAGCAGGCCAGGAAAATTCGCCTGGAGCTGGATGGCATGGAACAGAAGCAGTGAGCCGACGGAGAACAGGGGGTAGGAAATGGACATTGTAAAGCAGGCGGACATGGGACAGCCCCTCACCGTGGAAGAGCGGGATCTGGTCCTCATCAACCGCTGGAGCCGGAAGGCCCTGACGGCGGAGGAGGTATACGCCTTCGCCGTGCGGCTGTGCGACAACGAGATCGACCGGGATGGGGAGCGGTTTACCGAGGAGACCCTGGAGGAGCTGGCAAAGCTCTTTGAGGGAAAGAGCGGCATCTTCGACCACCAGTGGAGCGCCAAGGGTCAGGCCGCCCGGATTTACCGCACCGAGGTGGTACGGGAGGAGCACATCCTTACCAGAGCAGGGGACCGGTACTGCTACCTGAAGGGCTACGCCTACATGGTGCGCACCGAGGAGAACAGGGGCCTCATCGCCGAAATCGAGGGCGGCATCAAGCGGGAAGTGTCCGTGGGGTGCGCCGTGGAGCGGGCTGTGTGCTCCATCTGCGGTGAGGACATCCGGGACAGAACAAAATGCGCCCACGTCAAGGGCAGAGAATACGGCGGAAAGCTGTGCTGGGCAGACCTGTCCGGCGCCACCGACGCCTATGAGTGGTCTTTTGTGGCGGTGCCCGCCCAGCCCAAGGCCGGAGTCATCAAGCGGATGGGCGGCGGTCAGGAGAACGACCTGATGGAATACCTGAAGGACCAGCCTGTGCTCCTGAACAGGGCCAAGCAGCTGGAGGAGGAGGCCGCCCTGGGTCGCAAGTACCTGGAGCGGCTGCGGGGCGAGGTGCTTCGGCTGGGCGGCATCTGTGAAAAGGGTGTGGAGGAACACATCCGTAAAAGCATTGCCGACAAACTCACGGGCCAGGAACTGGAGGCCCTGCGTGACAGCTACCAGAAACGGCTGGAGGACCGGTTCCCCATCACCGTACAGCTGCCCCGGCACACCGAACAGGCCGAGATGGACCAGAGAGACGGCGCTTTCCTCATCTGAAGCGCGGATAAAAGAAAGGAGAACGGAGTATGGCAAAGGTTTCGTTTGAAGGCATCGGCGAGATGATGGTCACCTTCCTGGCGGAGGAGGGCCTCACGGCAGGCCCCGTCAAGATGACCGGCGACGGCAAGGTGGGCCCCTGCGGCGACGGGGACGCCTTCTGCGGCGTGGCCCTGGAGGTCAACGACGGTCTGGCCCTGGTGCAGCTCAAGGGCTTTATCAAGGTCAGCTGCGGCGACGCCGTGGCCGTGGGCTACACCAAGCTGTCTGCCAACGCCAGCGGCGGCGTCAAGACCAACGCGTCCGGCACCGCCTATCTGGTGGTGGAGGCCGGCAGCGCGGAGAAGCAGGCCACCATCCTGCTGTAATCCCAGGGCGGAGAGAAAACTGTGTGCCGGCGCACCGCGCCGGAGGAAGGAGAGCTGAAAAGATGGGATACGCTTATGACAATGTGAGACTGGAAAAGGGTATGTACCGGCAGGCGGGTCAGTCCTTCACCCAGGTGCTGGAGCGGGAGGACCCCTCCGAGCGCTACAAGGGCACACCCCTGGAGGGCCTGGACGCCTACCAGCGGCAGCTCAAGCGCTTTGACATCAAGGTGAAGGGCGCGGGCAGCGACGTGGTGGAGAAATTCTTCCGCACCTCCGACTCTGCCGTCCTCTTCCCCGAGTACATCGCCCGGGCCGTGCGCCAGGGCATGGAGGAGGCCAACCTGCTGCCCTCCATTGTGGCCACCACCACCCGCATTGAGGGCATGGACTACCGCTCCGTGGCCTCCGTGCCCGGCAAGGAGGAAAAGGAACTGCGCAATGTGGAGGAGGGCGCCGCCATCCCCCAGACCGAGGTCAAGACCCAGGAGAATCTGGTGAAGCTCCACAAGCGGGGCCGTATGCTGGTGGCCAGCTACGAGGCCATCCGGTGGCAGAAGCTGGACCTCTTCTCCGTCACCCTGCGCCAGATCGGCGCACACATCAACCGGATGCTGCTGGAGGACGCCATCGACGTGCTTATCAACGGCGACGGCAACAACAACGCCGCCAAGCAGTACCAGGTGGGTACCTCCCCCATCGGCGGTGAGTCCGGCACCCTTACCTACGACGACCTGGTGGACTTCTGGGCCCAGTTCGACCCCTACGAGATGAACACCATGCTGGTGTCCGGGGACGTGATGCTCAAGATGCTCAAGATGAGCGAGTTCCAGAACCCCCTCACCGGCCTCAACTTCCAGGGCACCGGCAAGATGACCACCCCCCTGGGCGCCAACCTGCTGCGCACCTCCGCCATGAGCGAGAAGACCATGATCGGTCTGGATAAGAACTACGCCCTGGAGATGGTGCAGGCCGGCGACGTGACCGTGGAGTACGACAAGCTTATCGACCGGCAGCTGGAGCGGGCCGCCATCACCAGCACCTGCGGCTTTGCCAAGCTCTATCAGGACGCCAGCCGGGTACTGAAGGTGTAAGACGGCACAGGGGCGGGCTGCGATTACAGCCCGCCCCCATCCAAAAGAGACGGGAGGGAACGGTATGGCGGAAGAGACGGCGGAGCTGGCCCGGCAGCTGGGTCAGGTGCCCGAGGACCGGATGGAGGAATTGCAGGCTCTGTGCGACCTGGCCGAGCAGGAGCTGGAGGGCAGGCTGAAAAACGGCATCACCAGGGCCGACTGCGGCGCGGCCTTCACCATGGGGGCCGCCTGGCTGGGATTGGCCGGACTGTGTGCCGCAGGGGCTGCCGATGAAGTGGAATCCTTCACCGCAGGCAGTTTGACCATCCACCACCGGGATGGCGGCGGCGCTGAGAGCAGAAGCCTGAGCCTGCGGCGGCAGGCGGAACAGGTGATGCGGCCCTACCTGAGGGACGAGGGCTTCTGCTTCCTGGGGGTGCAGGGATGAGCGGGACCTTTGAGACGCTGCTGGCCAGATACGGCCAGAGCGTGACGCTGTGCAGGCGTGAGGGAGAGACGGAGACCGTTCGGGTGTTTCTCCAGAGCGTCACCGAGCGGCGTGAGACCTGGCGGCAGACAGAACCATCCCCCATGGGGACGGTACGGAAGGACCGCTTCCTCTGTCTGGCCGGAGTGGACACGCCGCTGGAGAACCTGGAGAACGGATACCTGGAGTGGCGGGGGCTGCGGCTCAAGGTGTCCGCGGCACAGCCCATCTGCATCGGTGACACCATCAGCCACTGGTGGGCCATCCTGACGGTGGAGGACGCATGAGAGGGGGAGATCATGGCGGGACTGGATGAGATTCGAGCACGCATGGCAGCGTTCCTGACGGAACAGGGCCTGGAGGCTGTGACCGCCTGGCCGGAGGCAAGACGGACCCGGAGAGAGGGGGCGGCCGCCGCCGTCTCCCTCCGCAGCTGCGAGGGTGGTCCGGCTGGCTTTCAGGACTATCTGGGCGAACGGTACAACCAGGACAGCGGACGGTGGGAGGAGCTCTACGGCAGATGGGTGAAAATTACCTTCGGGCTGGACCTCTACGCCGCCCAGAGCAGCGGCGGCGCGGCAGCCATTGACAAAGCCTTGGACACCCTGTCCGCCGCCCTCAACGGCCCGGGACCCGACGGACTGGATGTTCTGGAATTTTCCGTGGGAGAGACACAGTTCCAGGAGGACAGCCAGATCTATCACTGCCCGGTGGAGGCGGTGTGTCAGGCCCGGCTGTACGCCGTGGCTGACGAGGGCGGCACCTTCCTGGACTTTGAAATCAGAGGGGAGAGATTATGAGCGTGACGACACATGAACGGCCGGGGGTCTACTCCAGCTATGACGCCTCCGCTGTGGTGACCGCCTCCGGCGGCAGCAAGACGGTGGGCATTGCGGCGGTGAGCGAAGGCGGCGAGGCAGGAACCCTCTACAAGCTGACCAGACTGGAGGAGGCGGAGACCACCTTCGGCACAGGCGACACCATGACCGAACTGGTAAGGCTCCTCTTCCTCAACGGCGCAGGGGCGGTATATGCCGTACCCGTAACGGGTGAGGAGGACTATGAGGCGGCTTTTGCCCTGCTCTCCGGAGAGGAGAACGTGGCCGTCACGGTCTGCGACAGCGAGACCCTGACGGTGCAGCAGGCCCTGCGGGACAGCGTAAAAGCTGCGTCCGAGCTGCGGCGGGAGCGCATCGCCGTGGTGCCCGGCGGCACCGACGAAAACCCCAGCCAGTTGGCTGAGCGGGCAGGCAACCTCAACTGTGAGCGGGTAGTGCTCACCGCTCCCGGCGGCGCCAAGGCGGCCGCCGCTGTGGCGGGAGCCATCGCCGGAGAGAGCGACCCCGCCGTCCCTCTGGGCGGCGCAGAGCTGAAAGGTCTGACCGACCTGAGCGCCCGGTACGACGACAACCAGATCGACACCCTGGTACGGGGCGGTGTCACCCCCCTGGAGAATCTGGCCGGGGTGGTGAGCGTGGTGCGGGGCATCACCACCCGGACCAAGACCGGTGAGACCCCCGACACCACCTGGCGGGAGCTGTCCACCATCCTCATCATCGACGAGGTGATTCCCGGTCTGCGCAGCAGCCTGCGCGCCAAGTTCCACAGAGCCAAAAACACCGAACAGAGCCGGGGCGCGGTGCGGGCTCAGGTGGTGGTGGAGCTGGAAAACCGGGTGAGCCGGGAGATCATCGACGCCTACGAGAATGTGACGGTGTCCGCACTGGAGGACGACCCCACCGTGTGTCTGGTGGAGTTCTCCTTCGCCGTGGTCCACGGCATGAACCAGATCTGGCTCACCGCACACATCACCGTATAAAGGGAGGGAACACACATGAATCTGTCGGGATTCCCCACAAGCAGCGACATCTATCTGGAGGTGGACGGCAAAAAGGTGGCGGTGGTCCAGAGCTACTCCGCCAAAACCAGCAAGACCAGCCAGACCGTGGAGGCCTTCGGAGAGGATGAGCCGGTGGCCACCATCCCCGGCCAGCGGACCCACGTGCTGGAGCTGACACGGCTCTACGCCACCGACGAGGCCATCCGGGACGGCATCAACTTCCACGACCTGGAGGACTTCAACCTGGTCATCTGCAAGCCCGACCGGAAGATCATCTACTCCGGCTGCCAGTGGAGCTCCATTGGCGAGACCGGCGCCCTGGGGGCCATGGTGGTGGAGAAAATCACCATTGTGGCCGCCAAGCGGATCGAGATGAAGGTGTAAGCCATGGAGGAGAACTGGTCGGTGCTGCTGGGCGGCAGGCGGCGCATCAAGGTGGACAAGGGCATGGATCTGCGCCTCCTCTCCGCCCTGGAGCTGCTGGAGGCCGGACGTGAGGCTGAGCAGCTGGCATGCAGGGAGGAGGAGAAGGCCCTGTGCGCCAACGCCTGCCTGCTTGCCAGAGCGCTGGAACGGGACAGAAAGCCGGTGTTTCCGGACGGTGAGGCGGTGCTCAAGGGGCTCTCCGCCGGGGAGATCGGGACCCTGGCCAAGCTGTGGAACGGCCTGAACCGGGCGGAAAATCCCAGTCCGGAGGACGGAGAGGAGAGAGTGGACGCCCTAAAAAAAGCCTTGAGCACACGCCTGAGGCGCGTCTTCGCTGGCGTGTGCTCAAAGCATTCGGGGCACTCCCCACTGAGGCGCGAGCAAAGGAAATGACCGGCCGGGATTACCTCTGGTGCGCCCTCAATCTGCTGCTGGACCAGGAGGAGGAACTGGCGGCGCTGTGTCCCTCCTGCCGGGCAGAGGCCCAGGAGGGGCACTGCCCGGTGTGCGGCGGTCTGGCAGCCCCGGCAAACGTCGGAGAAAACCAGTCCTTCGACCTGGAGCGGTATGAGCGGCTGAAACGGGGGGAGCAGGTATGACGGACTACATCGCCCTGGCCCTGGAGGACCAGGAGGAACGGGAAAACAGCGAGACGGCGGAGCTCCTGCTGGAGCGGCACAGCGCCGCCGGTGTGAGACGGAGAAAAGCAGGTGCTCGGAGGCTGGAGGATAGCGGGGCAGAAGGCGGCGGAGCTGTTTGGAGCAGCAGCATTGCGGAAGCTGGTGTGAGAACCGGAGAGAAGCCGGACGACGGAGTGGCAGAGCCGGCGGACGGCCGGACACAGGGGTGGCTGGAGACGGCGGAATCTGTGAGAGCTGGTAACTGGCTGGAAGAGACGGCGGCTGTGCTCCGGGGCGGTGCTTCCGGCGGGGCGCTTTATCAGAAGCTGAGACAGGCTCAGACAGCAGCGGAATACCGGCCCAACCGGACAAGTGTGGCCCTTCTTCCGGCGGAGGATCAGAATGGCGCTGTCCGGGGACTGGCGGAGCTGGACCGAGCTTTCCAGCGGGATGCCCGCCGGTATGACGGCGGATTTGAACTTTACTGAGGGGGATGGACATGGGCAAACTGGCGGCAATGCGCTACAAAAACTATGTGTGGCCCCACAATCCCAGGGTCTACACCATTGAATATAGGCGGGAAGTTGTGGCCCGGAAGGTGCCCTTCGGCCGGTATTGCCTCCAGGACCTGGGGCCCACCCGGCGGGTCATGAAGGGCGAGGGGGAGTTCGTGGGCCAGGGGGCCTACGACGAGTTTAAAAAGCTGGCGTCCGTCTTTTACGGCGAGGGCCCCGGGCTGCTGGTCCACCCGGTATGGCAGTCGGCCAAGGCCTACTTCGCCGCGCTCTCTCTGAAGCAGGAGCCCAGGGCCGACTACGTCAGCTACGCTTTTGAGTTCTGGGAGTGCTACGACGGCTATCAGGAGGGATTGAAAGAGATTGCGGGGGAGACAACCAGCGCCGGGAGCACCGGCAGCGGCGCGGAGAGCGGGGCTGCTTACCACACGGTGATTGTGGGGGAGACTTTGTGGAGCATCTCATTGCGCTATGGGACTACGGTGGAGGCCCTGGTAAAGCTCAATCCTCAGCTCAAAAATCCCAACCTCATCTACCCCGGAGAGCAGGTGCGGATAAAGTGACGGGAAAGCTGATTGGATACGACGGGAAGGAATACGCCTTGCCCGTGCTGCTGGAGTGGACGCTCAACTACGGCACCGGCACCCCCTGCGACAGCTTTGAGGTGCGCTGTCCCTGGGGGAACCGGCTGGATGGGGCTCTGTCCGACGCGGTGGAGTTTGTGGCTGTGGAGGACGGTGAGGTTGTGTTCCGTGGAGTGGTGGACGAGTACGAGTGGAGTTGCGGCAGCGGCGGGAGCACGCTGCTCATCTCCGGGCGGGGTATGGCCGGACGGCTGCTGGACAATGAGGCAGAGCCCGCCGACTACCAGACGGCCACACTGGGGGACATCCTGCGGGACCATGTGACCCCATACGGCATTCAGACGGCGGAGGGGGCCAATCTGCCGGCGGTGCCCGGCTTCTCGGTGGAGAGCGGCAGCAGCGAGTGGCAGGTGCTCTACAACTTCGCGCGCTACTACGGCGGCGTGGAGCCACGCTTCGACCGGCAGGGCATCCTTCACCTCACGACCTGGGAGGATGGAAAGCGGCTGGTGCTGGACAACGGCGCCGCCGTGGAGGAAATCCGGTGGACGGAGAAGCGCTATGGCGTACTCTCCGAGGTGCTGGTACGGGACCGGACTACCCAGAGCGTACAGCGGGTGGTCAACCAGTCCGTCCTGAACAGAGGCGGTATGTGCCGGCGGGTGCTCACCATGCCGGGCAAGAGCAGCTACCAGACTATGCGGTACAGCGGACGTTTCCAGCTGGAGCAGTCCGCTGCAGAGCGGCTGCGGCTGGCTTTGACCCTGGCGGGTCGGGTGGAGGCCTGGCCCGGGGATTTGGTGGAGCTGAATCTGGAGCGGTACGGCCTGTCCGGCATATGGCGGGTGCTGTCCACCGGGCACAGCGGAGACGGGCGGGGCCTCCGCACAACCCTGGAGCTGGGCGAGCGGGAGATTACGGTTTGAGAGAGGGGGAGGCCCGTGTGGCTTTCTGAGCGGAAGAGAGGCAGAGGGTACGGTGAGGCCATGGTGGGACAGACCACCCTGAGCGGCGACCCGGCGGGCGTCTACCTGGACGCGGAGCGGCGTGCTCTGGCGATCTTTGCACCCGGGGGCTATGCCTGGCGGCCCGCTGTGGGGGAAGAGGTACTGGTGCTCAAGCAGGAGGGAGAGAATTCCTGTGTGGTGGGTGTACGCTGCTACAGCGACCTGGCCCCGGGCGAGGTGCTCATTCACGCCGGACAGGGCCAGGCGGCAATAAAGCTGAGCACGGACGGCGCCGTAAACCTGATGGGGCAGGTGCTCATCAACGGTGTGCCGCTGGAAGATATGCTGAACAAAGGCGGGGAAGCATGACGGAACTGATGATACGGGACGGGGACTATGTACCCGACGGAAAGGGCGGCCTGGCTCGGGCAGAGGGGAATGACGCCATTTTACAGCGGGTGCTGTGGAAGCTCACCCTGCGGCGGGGCAGCTTTCCCTTCCTGCCCGACCTGGGCAGCAGGCTCTACCTCCTGACCCGGGAAAAGCCGGGGAACCGGCTGGCCATGGCAAAGCAGTACGTCCAGGAGGCCCTGGAGGGCGAGGACGGCCTGGAGGTCACCGGCGTGGAGCTGACCGAGGAGAACGGAATCGGTCTGCTGAAGGTGGAGCTGACCTATGAGGGAGGAACCATGACGGCGGGCGTGGCCCTGGAGGAGTGACGGCGCAATGAAAACAGTGAACGAGATATACGGGGAGCTGGCGGCGGCTTTCGCCGGGGCTACGGGCCAGACGGCAGGACAGGACGGAGACATGGCGGTGCGTCTCTACGCGGTGGCCGCCCAGGTTTACGCCCTGTATGTTCAGGCTGACTGGACGGCGCGGCAGTGCTTTCCTCAGACGGCGGCGGGGGAGTACCTGGACCAGCACGCCTTTCTGCGGGGGCTGGAACGGAAAGAGGCGGCCCAGGCGGTGGGCGTCATCCGCTTCCACGTGGACCAGGCGGGCAGTACTGACCTGACCATCCCGGCGGGCACGGTGTGCATGACGGCAGGACTGGTGCGCTTTGAGACCACTGAGGCGGCGGTGCTCCGATCGGGAAGCCTCTATGTTGATGCGCCTGCCAGGGCAGTGGAGCCCGGTGCGGCGGGCAACGCGGCGGCAGGTACCATCCTGACCATGGCGGTGGCGCCGGTGGGGGTGAGCCGGTGCTCCAACCCGGAGGGCTTCACCGGCGGCACGGACAAGGAGGACGACGAGAAACTGCGGGAACGGGTACTGGAGACCTACCGGCGTCTGCCCAACGGGGCCAACGCCGCCTTTTATGAGCAGGGGGCTCTGTCCTTCCCAGAGGTGGCCGCGGTGGCGGTGCTGCCCAAAAGACGGGGGACAGGCACTGTGGACGTGGTGGTGGCCACGGCGGCAGGTGCCCCGGATGAGGAGCTGCTGGAAACGCTGACCGCCTACTTTCAGGAACGGCGGGAAATTGCCGTGGATGTGCAGGTGCTTGCCCCCAAGGAGAAGACGGTGGATGTGTCGGTGACGGTGGCTGCGAAGGAAGGCAGCGACGCCGCCAGTGTGCAGACAGCGGTGGAACAGGCCCTGCGGAGCTGGTTCAATGGCGGACTGCTGGGGCAGGATGTGCTGCGTGCCAGGCTGGGGGCGGTGATCTTCGGCGTAGAAGGCGTGGAGAACTACGACCTGACCGCTCCGGCAGAGGATGTGGCCGTGGAACAGGATGAGCTGCCCAAACTGGGCAGCCTGAGCGTGACGGAGATGAAAGCATGAGCTGCGGGGCGTATTTAAAGGAACTGCTGCGGCCCCTGGGGGTCTACCGGATGGAGGGCACCATCAACGGCGGCGAGCTGGAGGCCCAGGGCCAGGCGCTGGACGGCGTAGCGGGGACGCTGGACACCATTCAAAGGGAGATGTTGCTCACCACGGCGGAGGATGAAGGGCTGGAGGCCATTGAAAGCCTGCTGAGCCGTAGACCGGTGACCGGAACGGTGGAAGGGCGCAGAGCTGCCCTGGCCGCCCTCCTCCGCATCGGCGGAGACAGTTTTACCCTGGCGGCCATCAACGACAATCTGGCCGGATGCGGCATCAACGCGGTGGCCAGCGAGACGGGGACACCGGGTACGGTGGAGGTGCGCTTTCCCGATGTGCCCGGTATCCCCGACGGCTTTGAGGAGCTGCGGGCCATCATCGAGGACATCCTGCCCTGCCATCTGGCGGTGGAGTATGTGTACTGGTACGTAAACTGGGGCATGCTGGAGGAACGCTTTGCCACCTGGGGAGAGCTGGAACAGCTGAATCTGACCTGGGGCGAGGTAGAGAAACTGGTGACCTGAGCGGGAGAGGAGCAGAAATATGAGACGGATTGAAGTGCGCCGGGGTGTGGTGCGCTATGAGAAGGAGCGGGATGACCTGGTGCAGGAGGCGGTTATCGCCATGGCACAGCAGGCCGCTGCCGTGCTGGAGGACGATGAGGCTGCCAAGGTGGGCGTGCTGTTTCCCCAGTGGACGCCGGGGACAGCCTACAAGACGGGGGAGCGGATCTCCGACGAGAAGGGCAATCTGTACCGGGTGGTACAGGACCACACGGCGCAGGTCGACTGGCCCATGGACCAGACTCCCGCACTGTACACCCCCCTGGGCGTGACGGAGGAAAACCCGGAGGAAATTCCCGAGTGGCGGCAGCCTCTGGGGTCTGAGGACGCCTACCACATCGGTGACCGGGTGAAGTACCAGGGGAAAATCTATGAGTGCACCGAGGACAACAATGTCTGGGCCCCGGATGTGCGGGGCTGGACTGAGGTGACAGAGTGAACTGGGCAGAGATGAAGATTGGAATTCTGGCGGCGGTGGCTGCGGCGGGAAGCGTCCTCACCGGTTGGCTGGGGGGCTGGGACATTGCCCTCCAGACCCTGCTGGTGCTTATGGCGGTGGACTGCGTCTCCGGCGTGGTGGTGGCGGCGGTGTTCAAGCGCTCGGACAAGAGCGAGGGCGGACGGCTGGACAGCGGCGCTGGGTTCCGGGGGCTGTGCAAGAAGTGCGCCGAGCTGGTGCTGGTGCTGCTGGCCGTCCGGCTGGACGCCCTCACCGGCAGCGGCCAGTACGCCAGAATGGCGGTGCTGATTTTCTTTATCGGCAACGAGGGACTTTCCATTCTGGAGAATCTGGGATTGATGGGAGTACCCTACCCCGCCTTTCTGAAAAACGCCCTGGAGGTACTGCTGGAGAAGGGAGACCAGGGGGAATCGGAGCAGTAA